TGTCGACATCAAAGTCATCATCTTTGACATCATTTATGTTTCCCAGCAGTTTGTTAAGTTCGGAATCGTCAAAGCCGAGCAGCGATAAATCGAAATCCACGCCCTGCAGATCCGCAAGCTCTACCGACAGCATCTCGGTATCCCAGCCGGCATTCAGCGCGAGCCGGTTGTCCGCGATTATGTAAGCGCGCTTCTGAGCTTCGGTCAGGTGCTCTACAAACACACAGGGTACCTCGGTGATGCCTTCTTCCTTGGCGGCGAGTACGCGCCCGTGCCCGGCAATAATGTTCAAGTCTTTGTCCACGATGACCGGGTTGACAAAGCCGAACTCGCGAAGGCTGGACCTGAGCTGGAGTATCTGCTCCTTGCTGTGTGTCCGGGCATTCCTTGCATACGGAACAAGCTTATCTATATTTACTTTCTCAAGCCGTTCGGTTGATTTCATTTGGGGTTACCGTCCTTTTTTGCCTGACAGCAAAGCTTCCATTATGTCGTCCTTGGGGTTGCCGACGAATGCCGTGGTGCAGTTCTGCTTGACAATCTCAAAGATTTCATACCACAGCAGGTTCGCTTGCTTTTGATACGAAAGGCTCATCTGTACGAATGGGTTTGCAATCGCGCCGCCGGTTGTCGGGTGCTTGCCTAATAGTCCGTAAGTGCTGACCGCCTGCTCGCACTGTATGTACCGGGTAAACATCTGAGCATAGGCTTCGACCAGCCGCGGGTTTACAAATTTCTCGCAGCCGCGTTCTTTGAGCCATTTCCAGGTCTCGACGAACAGCGCATCGGCGCCGAGCGGTTTGCCGTCTTTTTGGAGTGCGCTCAGGTACTCGCTCGGTTTCGGTATGTCCTCTCCGTGTAGATCCGCGGTATCATCGAGTTCTGCCGGCTCGAGCAAAGCATCCGGATCGAACTCCGGCATGTCAAGCACCTGTGCCGGTTTGCCCGCGGCGATTTTATCGACTAAAGGGAGTGGTTTATCGCCAGCCCGCACGCGACGCCCGCCTCTATACGTACCGTCTTTTGCCAAATGCTATTACCTCCTTGCAAGTGACATGTGTAAATCCCTCGTTTGAACCTGACTTTTTTCGCGCGCGACCCCACGCCCGTTGCACGCTAAAAAAGTCACAGAGATTTTGACCGCCCCTTCCTGTTCCATCTTCCACCTTCTCGTGCGGTGATCTCGGAGTGACATGAAGTGCAGAGCGCCATGAGGTTGCTTTCATCATTTGTACCTCCTTCGGAGAGGGGAATGATGTGGTGTACTTCTTTGGCAGGGATAAGCTTTCCGTGTTTTTCGCAGCGTTCGCAAAGTGGATGCTCGGATATATACCTGTCGCGTATGCGCATCCACTTTCGTCCGTAGCGTTTACGCGTTTCCGGATCACGCATGTATCGTTCATAACGCCTTGCTTCCTGTTTTGCATGCTTTTCGCAGTACCGTCGGTGTGTCAGCTCCGGGCATCCCGGCTGAGAACATGGGCGTTTCGGTTTGTATGGCATCTTTGCCTCCTCAAAGCGAAAAGCCTCGTGGAACTATGCCCACAAGGCTTTCTTTCATTTTCTCATGATACTATTATACATTACAGCAGCGGTAAAAGCGTCCGCGAAATTACTCATTACTTACCGAACAACAGCAGTGCTAAGTGCTGGACTGCCCGGTTCTTTTTGTTATACGCTGATGAACGCTCAATGTTGAATCGCTCGCAGATTTCATATACGGCATCGGTCTTGCGCTCGTCATAGTTCCAGTAGAAAGTACTTAGAACATACCTCTCGTCTTCTGACAACGCAAGCCACGCCGGCTTAAACCAGTCCATGTACTCGACCGCCTGCCTGTAACGCTCTTTCAGCACGTCAATTTCATCAATTGCCGCAACAACCCTATTTTCATTGCTGTGGGGATCAATCGTGCCTTTCTGAGTGACGGATATTGAAGAACTGCTTACGGCGGATACTCTGCTATATATCAGGCAGATCTCTTCGTCAGTATGGTCGATTATGTACTTCATGCTGTTGTAGTCTTTAAGTGCGTTAATGGCAGCGCTGCGCTTATCAAGATAGTGCCAGATAATGCTCATGTTGCACCTCCGAAATATTAACCTCGGGTTGGTATATGTTTTCATCATCATTTAATTTGTAAGTTCGCTTTCACGGCATCTATCAGAGCCGTTTGAGTCTTATCTTTTCGCCGGAGTGCTTGCATCACATTTTCATCTATGGTGTCCTTCGTGATGATGTGATGTATTATCACCGTATCCTTTTGTCCTTGCCTCCAAAGTCGAGCGTTTGTCTGCTGATATAACTCCAGCGACCATGTTAAACCAAACCACACAAGACAACAGCCGCCGTATTGAAGGTTCAGTCCATGTCCGGCAGATGCGGGGTGGATAACGCCCAACGAGATCTCACCGTCATTCCACCGCTTTATGGATTCGGCACTATCCAACCGACAAGCATGAAACCGCTCAACTATCCGTTCAAGGTCGTGCTTGTACCAATACGCAACGAGCACGGGTTTCCCGTTTGCTGCTTCGATAATATCCTCCAAAGCATCCAGCTTACGATCGTGGATTCGAACAACTCCACCATTCTCATCATAGACCGCACCGTTAGCCATCTGGAGCAACTTGTTACTCAATGCGGCAGCATTGACTGCATCTATTTCCTTCCCTTTTAGCGACAACACCATATCAGACTTCATGCGTTCATAATGCTTACTCTCATCATCTGACAAATAAGCAGGGACTTCATTCATCACAAGCTCCGGAAGCTTTAGATAGTCGGTGTTTTTCATGCTTATGGTTATATCGGATATAAGCCGATATATGTCTTCCTCCGCACCTGGCTTGGGTTTGTATGAGAATATGATCTGCTGATTGCGTTTATCAGGCACAAAATATGCGTTTCTAAAATGAGATACATATCGCCCAAGTCGTTTGCCCATATCGAGGATACCGATCTCCGCCCATAAATCTAACAGCCCATTACTTGAAGGTGTTCCTGTTAAGCCGACTATCCTTTTAACCAATGGCCGCACTTTTCGAAGCGCTCTAAACCGCTTTGAGGTGTGCGACTTGAACGATGACAGCTCATCGATTACTACCATGTCATAATCAAAGGGTATACCGCTTTCGTTTACAAGCCAGTCCACATTTTCTCGGTTTATTATGTAAACCTGTGCTTTTTGCAGAAGTGCCGCTTTGCGCTGAGCCTCACATCCGATAGCCACCGAATAGGTCAGTCCCTTCAGGTGATCCCATTTTTCAATCTCGGCAGGCCATGTGTCTCGTGCAACACGAAGTGGAGCTATGACCAGTACCTTGCGTATCAGGAAACTGTCAAGTGTTAAATCGTAGATAGCAGTCAATGTAATGACGCTCTTGCCAAGGCCCATCTCCAGAAAGATTGCAGCAACCGGATGACTTAAGATGAAATTGGTGGCATAAGTCTGATATTCATGTGGCTCGTATTTCATCAAGTATCTCTCCAATCCGGTTCGCATCATCGATTACATAGACTTTGAAGCCTAGCTTTCTGAGCATATCATGCCTTAGTTTCTGTAATGGTCGAGGTTTAAATCCGGACGATTTGATTTCCGCAAATGCTATAGCTCCTTTTGGCATAAGAATCAACCTGTCCGGCATACCGTTATACCACGGTGATACGAACTTCAGTGCAACACCTCCGGCTGCTTTTACAGCCTTTGTTAACTTCTGCTCGACATATTTTTCACGCATTATGCCCTCCATGTGTTCCCAAAATACAAAAAATCTCTATACGCGTGAAATTAGGTGTTTATATACTATTTATGAATACTTTTCTTCCTATTTATTTTTAATAATATTTATTGGAACATAGGAACACATATCATATTTATCAGCGCGGTAAAGGGGCTGGCGCCTGTTCCCATGATGTGTTCCAAACGGCTGTTTTGGGAACATAGGAACACGATTTTTTGTTCCTAACTTTGCTTCTGTTCCAAAGACAGGCTGCTTGGAACAGAGTCAGGAACAGTGTTGCGGACATAGACCCATTGCGGGCCATATATCGGGATTCGCTCTTTTTTGGGCGCTATCTTCCATCCGCCGATTCCTGACATTATTGCTGAGATCTCGTTGCTGTCCGATCGCTTGCAGTTGGCACGGTCTTTACCGAAGCACTCACACCAGATCTCAAGGTTTGAAACCGTCATGCGTTTACGGACGCCTGCTTTACCGCTACCGCCGAACTCGCTGCTGTTTATATATGCACGCCGTTCATATAAGTCCATCGAGTCCCAATCTTCAGGAAGGAGCATTTCAAGATAGTCACGCACAAGCCCTTCGCGCTCATCAGACTCCATCGCTTCACGCTGCTCCTCCTTAGCCAGCTTTTCAAGCGCTGGGTCGAGGTATAGCTTTTCGCCCGCCTTCACATATACCAGCGCTTCTGCCCATATCTGCAAAACTTCATCTTGCGTGAGCTGCCACGACTTTTTTGTCCCGCCTCCGGGTGTTTTGACCGGCCAGAAACGCCTGTTGCCGGTCGTATCTCGTAGGTACCCCTTTTCAGCGTTTGTGGTTCCAAAGAAAACGCACTGCCGCAGGTGTGGTGTCGCCCTGCGCCCGAAGCTTGCCCGGTAGATGTCGTTTTGGCGGGACAGAAAGCTGCGGAGCGTCTCAACCTCAGCTTTCTTCAACCCGGCAAGTTCTCCTATCTCCAGAATCCAATACCCTTGCAGCTTTTCGGCGGCGGTCTTGTCCTTTGTGTCCGAAAGCGACAGGCTATCCGAAAACCACTCACCGCCCAGCTTAGCAATGAGTGTGCTTTTACCCACACCCTGTGGGCCGTTTAGCACTAGCATGGAGTCGAACTTGATACCCGGCGTCAGGACACGGGCTATTGCGGCGCATAAGGTCTTTCTTGTGACTGCGCGTACATACTCGTTATCGCTTGCACCAAGAAAATCGACAAGCAAGGTATCCACACGTGGTATACCGTCCCACTTTGGTAGGTTATCTATAAACTCACGTATTGGATGATATGACCGGTCATCCGCCACTTTCGTAACCGCAATCTCATAATTTCGAGCGGAGAAGGTGCCGTAGTGGCTGTCTATATAGCTGATAAGCTGGGCGTCATCAGCGTCACGCCAAAAACGCGAGGGGTGCTGCCATGGCACCTCTCCCTTTATCTCCAAACTGTCGGAGAGCTGGTTGAACACGATTCCCTTAAGTGCAGGGTCATTTTCAAGAATTATCGTAAGATTGCGAAGTGTGTTTTTTACTGTACCGTTTTTCTCAAGCTCCAGCTGCTTTTGCCAGTCCTCATTTAGAAACTCCAGCTTTGCCTGAGCTTTACGTTCCTCAGCAAACTGTTCCCTGACGCGCTCATCTTTAATAGCCAACTCCGACATAGCCCGAAACGACGGCAACTTACCCGGCGGAGTATCATCGGTCGTATTATCGTCAAGCTCTCGAAATTTGTGTATGCGCACAAGGTCGAATGCGTTGAGAAGCCTTCCGCATGCGGGGTCGGTGGCATGATGGCTATAGGCGAACTTACCGTCATATATGACCAGTCCCGCTGAAGAGTCCGCAGGTATATAGTCGTAGCGTCCATGGATCGCACTTGGCTCATACACATCGGATAGGAACGTCTCTATCGCATCAACGATGGAGTAGGCTCTGCAAAAGGCTCCCACCACACCTTCTTTTGTAAGCGGGTCTGCCTGCCGGGTTATCTGGCGGCGCACGACTTCCGATTGCCGCGATGATACCGGCCACATTGATGTGTCGCGCCAGTCAGCATATTTGGATAGATACACATCAGGATCAAGAAGCGGGCCATCTTTCTCTCGGAACACAAACTCGCCATCGGATGGCGTTGACGGCCAGTACATCAACCGCGAAGCCTCATAGGTGGTGTCATCGAACAGATCAATGCCGATTTCTTTAGCTACCATTCGCCCAAGAGCCGGGTATTCGTCCTCGCTTACTTCACGCAGAAGAGGAATTATCAGCCTGAGTCTCGGAGACTCAGGTGTATGCTTGTGCGTGGAGTACACACAGCAGCACCACTCAAAACTTGACTCAATCATTTCCCATGTGCCAGGTTGCGCATAATCCATATCGAGAGTTAGCATTGACCGGCATAGTACATAGCCGTTTCTGCGTTTCCCCTCTCGAAGCGCTCCGCCTACAAAGCCGCCCACATCCTTGATGGCATCTTGACGGGCTCGATTCATCTTGCAAAACTCCGATACTATCTCGGTGGTGCGCTTTGTTGTTCGAACCGTGTTCTTGAACTCTTCCCAGGTTATATCACGATTCTTCCACTTTCGTTCCATGCGGCTGTTTCCGACAGCGATCTTCATGGCGCACCACCTCCTTGCAGTTCTCTGTAAAGAATCTGATTGGGATTTGGACTCTTTTAGCTTTTTCAATCTCGGCTGACATACCCGGCGATATGTAACCGCCAAACACCCACATCTCGTCGCATTTATACAGCCAAGCCATGCCTAAGTAAAGTCCGAGCTTTCGCTGTCTGGGGTCACTGTCGTAAAGAACTTGTGGGTAAAGCAGATGAGGTGCTATAGGTATCACGCCCTTTTTCACAGCAAACTTTAAATATCTTTTGGCATTCAGGATGTTCTGTTTTACATTACCTGCATAAGGCGAACAGATAAATACATAATGTTTCCTACTTTTTAGGCTTTCTTCAAAAGCTACGTTCCCCAATGCTTCCGCTGCGGTAGGATCGCGATAACCTTCTGCATTTAAAGACACATCAATCACCGTCACCCGGAAGTAAATTTACTTCATCCGTCATGTCGACTTTATATGCCAACTGCGCTTTATACCATTCGAGCTCTCCTTTAAGGAACTCGTTTTCAGCTGCCAGCACCTCTGTTTTAGCTTCATACTTTGCGCCTTTGACCAAGCCGACATTCACGAGGGCTATATAACAGAAGATACCGATAAGCAGCATCACCCACGGAAGCGTGGATACAATCTCAGACGTAAGCTTTTTAGCAGGTCTTGTCTTTTCTACTCTATCCATCTGATATCACCTCGTGTTAGCAGCTTTGTTCGATAAGCGGAAGGTGGCCGTGTGCTTTGAGCAGTTCATAGATAAACAGGCGGCCTTTCTGCGTCCAGTAAGTGTGAACCTTTGCATGGATTTCGCCATCGTTGCCAAGGTAGTTATGTGTCCTTGTGCAGGTATAGCCGCTTTGAGCGTACTTCTGATACAACAGCCAGATATTACCCTGTTTGTACTGCACTCCGAGAGTATGCAGATACTCATTTAGCCATTGTCCGGATTTCCCATAATCCTTTGCTATGGTAGTAATTGATACAGCATCTTTGCAGTTCAGGATTACATCGTAGTAGCTAGCTTTGGGCTGCATCTCAGCAATTTGCTGCTTTTGGACATTAACTGTTTCCGAAAGCGAAGCGTTTTTTGCCCTTTCGGCTTTAAGCTCCTGGAGTGCTTTAATTAAAACATCCGGATTGGCAAGCAGCTCGTCCACCGCATACACACCGTGTTTACGGATCGAGGGTAAAACTTCATGCGTTACCCAGCGCTTAAACTTCTTCGCCTCGGGTTTACGCGAAAGCAGGATTACGTTATATAACCCGCTCTCACTTACGATTGTTATCGGCTCATTGCTACGTGACCCTAAGTATTGTTTAGGGTCAACTTTTATTTGCTCGTCCTCATCCAGCCTTTCTGCGATCATACTTGGGTTTGTAAGATCAAGCACATCGCAAACATCTTTAAGAACCCACCATGTGTCACCGTCACGCTTAACAGTTCTGATATCCTTGCCTTCATAGTTGAATACTGTCAGATCGTTCAAGTTGAACCTCCTGATTTAATGGATTTGGAGCTATGATCTGCTCCTGTCCATATGCGAAAAACTGTAGATATTCGAACCCCCATATGATCAATCTTTTTTGTAAAACTGACACTCGAATCCTTCGGCACGAAGTATAAGTCCTTTCGCCCAGGAAGGTGTTTCACTCATAATGCGACATACATCTTCCGGTAACACTTCAAAAGGTGTCTCTAAAACTACCTCGTCATGGACATGCATCACAATGGGCAGTCCTTCGCTGCTAAGGCGCTGCATTGCGTAGCAGAGGATATCCCTGCTTATCGCCTGCACGATGTTTTCAACGAATTTCGGGCCATAGCTTTCGATGCGCTCCCATTTCTTTGAGGTGCCGATACCTTCGTATGTAACCGATTCGGAACCCAGTCGGTTTACTTCAATACGCGGCTTAACATAAGACAACTTTCTGCCGGACGGAAGTGAGATAAAAAGAAAGCCACTGCGGTATTCAAAGATAATGTTGTGTGTTTGCGCTTCTGTTTTTTCCCGAACTGCTGTCTTAACAGCATCGTCAACATTCCACCACAGCCGCGTTATGTTAGGGTTTGCCGCACGCCATGCGGTTACAAGCGGCTGGAGCTCATCCTCAGAAAGCCCCATATCAAGCGCGCCCATTGCTTTGAGTGCTCCGACGGATCCGCCATAGCCGAGAGCTAGTTCGGCGATCTTCCCCTTTTGACGGAGTGGGCTGCCTTTCGTAATCTCCTCGATTGGGACACGGAACATCCGGCTCGCCGATGCTTCATAAATCTTCCCATGAGTGGCAAACACCTCGTTTCGCCACTGTTCTCCGGCAAGCCATGAAATGACGCGTGCTTCTATTGCGCTGAAGTCAGCTACGATGAACTTGTAGCCGGGTTTAGGTACAAATGCAGTGCGGATAAGCTCGGAAAGGACACTTGGTACCGAGTCGTATAAGGCTTCCAAGATATCAAAATTACCGGACTTTACAAGCTGCCGAGCTTGGACGAGATCTGGCAAATGGTTCTGCGGGAGGTTTTGTACTTGAATCAGCCTGCCGGCAAACCTTCCGGTACGATTTGCACCATAAAACTGCAGCAGCCCCCTGGCCCGACCGTCTGAACATACCGCGTTCTCCATAGCCGTGTATTTCTTGACACTGCTTTTCGCGAGGTCTTGCCTTAATGCAAGTACTTCTCGAAGACTCTCCGGCGCTGTATTTAGTAACTCCTTGACAGCCTGTTTACCCAGTGTTTCAGTTTCCAGTCCATTTTCGGCAAGCCACTCCTTCATCTGAGCAACCGAGTTGGGATTATCGAGGTCAGTGATCTCTTGTAATTCTTCGATAAGTGAAGCTCTTGTCTTCTTGTCACATGTGATGGCTTGTTTTATTAGATCCATGTCAAGGCAGATGCCCCGATCATTTATCTCCTGGTCAAGTATATAGTTCTTCCACTCATCTTCCGGCATAGGGAACTTAGCAAGCCGCTTCATTATTGCTATTTCTGTCTCAACGTCGCGAGCGTTATATTCCTTGAATCTCTCCCACTTCTCCGGAGCATGGAATGGCAGATTGCGTGTGCGGCCGCCGTTTGACTTAGTTGGCTTACATGGCGAGGAAAAATATCGAACCAGATCCTTTCCTTCGGTTAGTTTCTGCTTCTCCGCTCCGGTGACTAAAGCGGCACCCTCCAATGAAAGTGGTAAACCAAGGTAGGCAGCCCACACCATTGTGCAACGCCAAGATATCGGGTTAAGGAAATTGCTGGTTCCATTAAATATGCCTTTGCGTGAAAGCCATCGTGACAGGCAGATTCGTTCAAACTGCGCATTGTGCGCCCATTTCAAAACACTGTTGTCTGTCAGTGCTTCTACTATTTCGGGTGGTAGGGTTTCTCCCGAAGCCAGGTCAATAACTCGCACCTCACCGTCGTCAACACAGTACCCAAAGAGGAGAACCTCAAAGTCCGGGTCTTCAGAATAGCGGTAGACCCCGGATTTACCGAGGTCTGTACCGCTATATGTTTCGATATCTATGTAGAGTTCTCTCATGACAGGAAGTCGTCTTCACTGTCTGTGGCAAAATCATCTATTGCAGAGGAACGACTGC